TATCGCTCGGAGGATACGGCGGAAGGCACGGAGAGGGCGCGTCTGCCATACGCAATACCGCTGTAAGTCTTGGAGGTCTTAGATACGGAGACACTGGATTTATACAAGCGGCTGGGAGATTTGGGATAGGTGGTATATCTCCTTACGACAGCCCATTTGAGGTTCGTAAGAAAATTCTATCTCGCTTAAAAAATATGCCTCTCAACGAGGCTTTGTACGCCGCCTCTCAACTTGGTATTACCGACGCAGAACTCAGAAAAGCGCGAGATACGGGCGAATCATTGGGTGGAATAACATCGAGAGATAGAGAGTTAGGCGCGTCTAATCTTCGTAGAGACATTTTGACAAAATACGCTGCATCGGGATATGGTTCGACGTGGCTTAACGAATTAGTTGAGGGAAACCCTGCCGCTTTGTTGGAAATTGCGGGAGGATTAGGTATCGGAGGCATATTCGGAGGTGCGGCAATATTCAAAACTCTAAAAGGACTCAGCAAAGCGATACCGTGGGCTAGAAGAGGTATTAGTGCATTAAGAACGTCAGCTACGGCGGGCGCGGTTGAAACAGCCGCTCCACAAGTAAGGGCAGGACTCGGTAAAGCGGCAGGAGCGATTGGAAGAGCCGCGACATTTCCCTTAATGCTACTACACCCTAATTCTATTGGTAGCGAGGAGGGGACGCCAGAAGAATGGCAAAGACGTTATGATGAAATCCACGGGAAAAGCCCTAACGTTATTAACATTCAGACGGTAAACGTAAAGGCAGACAACCCCGAAGACTTTATAGAGAAAATGAAAGAAAGCGCACTGGATAACGTAATGCCATGACCTTAGTAAACGCAATAAATCTTTTAAAGACCGCTTCTGGTTTGATTTTGAATCAGAAAAACGTAGCTTTTTACCTTGAAGAATTTTATGAGCCTCCAAATTCTACGCTACAAAAATTCGGTATAGACACAAATACTGTCTTGGGCGGTCTTTTTAGCGGGGGAAACAAAGAAATTCTTGTCGGTGGAAAGTCTGGGCTTGGAGAGGTAGTAGATGGAATAACAGCTTTTATCTTGGAAGCAGAACCGCTTTCGGCGCGTGGCGAAAAAGATAGCCAGCTGTTTGAGCACCCTCTCGAATGGGATATTTCGAATGATAATAAGACAGCGCAACGATTTATAACCGACCATTCTATCATTTTGCCAAAAACATTTGACGTGGCACTTGTGCTTCCGTCGTTTTTATACACAAGCGTTGCAAAGGAGATAGATGACTTGTATATGAAACATACTTTGGTTAGGATTATAACGAAAGCTGAATCATATAGAAATATGGTGCTAAAATCTACGCAACAGCCACTTGAAGTTAAGAGATTGAGTCGGCTGGTTTATCCTTTGCATTTTAGAGAAGTTCAATGCGCGTTTCCTTATTCAAAAATTTCTAAAAACGGGGAGAATCAATGATTGAAATTTTGATACAGAAAGAATACGACCAAACCATTCCTTTTGTCTATAAGAACAAATCTTTCACAATAAGGTTATTTTCTTGGCAAGGATTCATTCTCGCCGATATTAAGGAGGGCGAAAAATATATTGTTGCTGGTATTCTTTGCACCAATAACACAAATATAGTTCAGCGTTGGGCAAGCGAGAATGGGAATTTCAGAATAGTAAACACATCTAACGACGAGAATTACCCAAACGTAGAAGGGCTTGGAGATAAGTATAAGTTGTTCTATGTAACGCCAGAGGAGCTTTAATATGGAAACGCTGGAATTAGAGATTAGCAAATTCGCACCGCCAAAGAAAGGATATAAAATTCCTAAACGGCGTATCTGCGTGCATCTTATCAACAGCGAGAATGGGTTACCTCAATACATTAATGCCAGAGACAATAACACCGAAGTAATTGTACGATTTTCTCGTACAACTGGGGGATTAGGGAAAGCAGATATAACCTTATATAATCTACACCCTCTGACGATAAGCGAATTTACTCAAACGAGCTATCTACCGCGAGTTCCAAATAGGATAAAAATATATGCGGGATATGAAATTTCAGACGATAAGAGTTATTGGGATTATCTTGGAGAACCGATATATCAGGGCTATATACTATGGGCAGCCCCCGTTGGCATATCAGACGTTGCATTGCACATAGAGGCGATGGAGGATTATCCCGCGCTAAATGCCGACATTTCATTATCTCCCGCAGATGGCGGCAATCCCGATTATACAACGAGCTTTGATATAATTAATACCGTACTATATGGCGTAGGATTAACACCTGATTATAGCGCATTTGACGGTAATAAAACCTTAATGAAACGCTATGAATTTCCCTATGGAATGAAATTTAAAGATTATTCGTTTAGCGGGAAAATTGTAGATTTTCTGAATGAAGAACTCTTTAAGTTCAATCGCATGCAATATTCCATGGACAGTGGTGTTGTATATCTACGTCCAAATTCAGAAGATGAAAATGAAATTCTATCCACCTACGATATAGATGTAGACGCATTCATAGGTAGTCAAATTACTGAAAATGTTAATGGAGTTCAGACCACGAGTAAATTTGGAACTGTTATGATAGGCGCACCAGATGTATCCTATTATGGAGTTAGGCTGAAAGTCCTTTTCACCAAAGCACTAAAATCGGGAGATAGGTTCAAGTTGTATAGCAAATTGTACCCTAAATTCAATTTAGTGTACGAAATCATAAATATTACTTATGACTTGCAACTTCGCGGACAAAACTTCTATATGTATTTAGAATGTATAAGGGCTAAAAACAGTAAGTAAATGAACTTAACAATAGAATCAAGAGGTAGCAACGCCGTTATGGGAGCATCATTTCAGAATGATGCCACTATTCTATATCCCACAAAATCCGCGAAACAAAGAGCACTAAAAGAAAGAATTCTATCGGGATTACAGTTCAGATTGCCAGCGGTTGTGAAATCGTATGACTACAATACTAACATCGCGGAAGTGGGTATCGCTACTAGGAAAAAAACCACTCACAAAGATGACGATGGGAATTTTATCGACATGGATTACCCCATTTATCGCGTAAGGGTAAAGCAACCTATGTCCAACATAAATGGGGGCGGTGTAGGCATAATATTGCCGATTTCAGAGGGAGATTCTGGGTGGATTGAAGCCGCCGATAGAAATTGCGAAGAGTATTTTTCAGACCCGACGAAAATGCAAGATTCTTCCGATGATTTCGGAATGTTCTTGTTTCGATACGGTTGTTTCACGCCGTCTGTTTGGACTCCAAATACGGATTTAGGCTGGAAACTTTTAGAGGAAGACAAAGGTTGTATTTCTATTAGAAATTCAGATGGAGATATGAGAATAATCCTTAACCCAGAAACGAAAGAAATTAGGATTATAACGCCCTCCAAAATCTCCTGCGAGACTCCATCTGTCGAAATGAGCGGAAACTTAACTGTAAGCGGAACAATTCACGCCAATGGCGACATTACTTCGAGCGGAATTAGCGTTCAAGGTCACGTTCATGGAGGAGTACAAACTGGTAGCGGTGATACATCTACCCCACATTAACGGAGAAATTTCATTATGGATACGATAGCGGTAATAAACGACCAAATTCCTAACAATTTTGAGGAATATGAAACGTCTTACGGAGATATTTATTTAGATATTAATAACAATCTTGCGATAAAGTCGGGAGAAGACGCTCTTCTTGATATTATTACAAATGTAGTTAGAACGCGTAAGTATGAAATCCAATACGATATGAACAAAGGAATACCGTATTTCGAAACCATATTTTCTGATACGGGTCTTTTGGGTCTTTGGCGTTCATATGTAATCCAAGAAATAGAGAACGTTGATGGAGTAATATCTATCGAAAGTCTTATTTATTCACTTGACGAATCTAATAAAAAGCTTTCATATACTTGTCAGATAAGAACAATTTACGGAGAGTCTACGTTAAATGGCGTTATATGATTATATTACATCTGAGGGCGTAATAGTTCCAAAGACAAGCGATATTTTATCGGAAGTTCAGTCGGAGTGGTTGAAGATTTTCCCCTCCATGAATCTTGATGCTTCTACGCCACAAGGGCGTATAATTGAGCTAATAGCGCAGTATCGAAAAGAAGAAATAGGACTTGCCGCTTTGCTCGCGAATCAAATAAACCCACAGTATGCTACGGGAGAGAGACTCGATTCCATAGCTGGTCTTTTTTATGTCACTCGCCGTGGTGCAACTTCAACTATTGTAAACGCCGTACTTGGAGGAAAGCCTTTAACATATTCAACAGCCAAGATAAAATTCTCTGAATCTGGAATTTCAGACGGAGATGTTATCACTATAAATAATGATATTAACTTCGTTTATGGAGTAGATATAGAGATAGGCTCTAATATACAGACAACTATTTCCAACACGGTTGCGGCAATAAATGCAAACGCGGATTTGGGAGTTCTGATGACGGCAAGTATTGAAGACGAAGGAATGTCTATTCTTTTGACCTCCAAATACCTTGCATCTATTTCAACGGGGAAATTTTACGACATAACGATTTCGTACGATACCAAGTCAGAAACCGAAACTCCCAATGAAATATCCACCACTAAGGGGTATACATATATTCC